TTTGTTTCGCCGAACCGTTCGCCGGAGGGGCGGGCGTCGCGACCTCGCTTTTGCTCGCCGGGCGCGTCGCCGAAATCGCGTTGAACGACGCCGACGAAGCGGTCGCGGCGTTTTGGTCGGCGGCGCTTGGCGAGACGGAGCGTTTCGTCGACGCGATTCGGACGGTTCCGCTCGACCTCGGCGAACGGGCCCGGCAAGCGCGGATTTACGCCGAACGGTCGGAGCGCGACGCGTTCGAACTCGGGTTTGCGTTCTTCTACTTGAACCGGACGAGTCGGTCGGGAATCGCGACCGCCGGGCCGATCGGCGGCGCCGCGCAAGCCGGAGCGGACAAAATCGACGCTCGTTTCAACCGCGAAACGCTCGTTCGCCGCGTCGTCGCGCTCGCCGAACGTCGGGACGCGATTCGCGTTTCTTGCGCCGACTTCGCGACGTTTCTCCGGAGCTTGCGGAGCGAGACGCCCGACCGCCGCGTCGTCGTTTTCGCCGACCCGCCGTATTGGACGCAAGGCCCGCGACTTTACCGGCGTTCGTTCGACGCGTCCGAACACGCTCGACTTGCCGACGCGCTTTTGAACGACGTCGCGGCGCCTTGGCTCTTGACTTACGACGACGCTCCGGAGATTCGCGCGCTTTATCCCGGCGTCGAGGCGCGACCGCTTTCCGCGTCGTATTGCGCCGCCCGGCGAAAGACCGGCGCGGAGGTTTTGTTCCAACAGACGGCGGAGGCAACGTTTAGGAGAACGAGAATGGGAAACGAGAAAATCGGCAAGGCGCTTGAAGAGTCCGCCGAACGCGGCGGCGTTCAAAGAAAGGAAACGGTATGAATTTTGTTTCGTTGTTTGCGGGAATCGGCGGGGAGCATATCGCGTTAAAACGCGCCGTCGCGAAGGTTTGCGCGAGTCGGCAAAATCGATTTTACGCTTGCGACGTCGACCCGCGACGCGCCGCGTCGTTCGCCGCGAACTTTCCGGAAACGACGTTTCGCGTTCGCGACCTCGGCAAGACGACCGCGCTCGACGAAGGTTTTGAAGCGGGCGGAATCGATTTTCTTTGGGCGTCGCCGCCCTGTACGGAATTTTCGCGTGTCAAGGGAACGACGGGTTTGAAAGCGGGCGTCCAGAACTTGGCGAACGACGTTTTGAACGGCTGGATTCGGACGGCTCGACCGCGCGCTTTTGTTTTCGAAAACGTCCCCGGTATGCAAAATTGGGGCCCGCTCGACGCAAACGGCGCCCGCGTCAAGTCTCGGCTCGGCGAATACTTTGAGCGTTTTTTAGGCGAGTTGCGGGCGTTGGGGTACGCCGTTTCGACGTTCAAACTCGACGGGTTCCGTTTCGGCGGCGCGTCGAAACGCGTTCGCCTGTACGTCGCCGGAGTTCTCGACGCGGCGTCGCCGTTCGCGCCTCCGGAACCGCCGCCAAAGATCGCGTCGAAAACGATTCGCGACTGCCTCCGCCGCGACTTGCCGACGAAACCGCTCGCAAAACTTCGCGGCAAAGCGACGTTGGCGCGACTCGACGCCGCCCGCGTCGCGGGCTGGTCGGACGCGCTTTTCCCCAACCACGGTTTTCTCCACGAAGCGTACCCGCTCGACGGCGCGTTTCCGACGTTAACGACGCGCCCGATGATGTTTGTCGGCGACAACCTCCGAAATTACCGCTACTTAACCGCGCCGGAAGCGGGCGCCGCGCTCGGCTTTCCGGACGATTTTATTTACGTCGGCGCCGGTAGCGACGCGTATCGCGGCGTCGGCGGAAGCGTTTCGGTCGACGCGACCGAAGCGATTTTGACGAAGCTCTTCGGCGAAGTTTTTTGACGGCGCCGCGACAAAAAAACGCGCCGGGAAGCCCCGACGCGTCGCGGTTTATTCGGCGTTCTTTTGCGCGATAGCTCCTAAAACGAGTTCGCGCAAAACTTCGGCGGTTTCGCGTTCGCCGACGTAATCTTGCACGGTTTGGAACTCCGCTTCGTTGAAACTTACCGAAATTCGGTTGGTTCGGCGCCGCTTTTCCGGGAACGGTTTGCGACCGGTTCGACGGCGTTCCGCTTTTTCGCGAAGTTGGGCGACCTTTTGATCGCGCCACTCGGCAAGCTCTTCGTCGGCGAGCGCGAGTTCGTTCATCAAATCGTCGGCCAAGTCGTCTTCGACGACGTAATCTTGTTTATTTCGCGACATAATTTTCACTCGTTTTCAAGTCGTATCTCTTGGCGATAGCCGTTTTCATCTCTTGCAACGCTTCCGTCGCCGCCGCGTAAAGCGGTTCGAGTTCCGGCGACGTCGCTTTGGCGACGCGAAGCGCGTCCCGAATTTCGTAAAGTCGGGCGCCGCCCGGACATTCGGCGCAAACGGCTCGCGCGATAACGGCGGGGGCTTTGCTTTTCGGCCCGTAAATTTCTCGCAGTTCTTTAATTCCCATCGTCTCCTCCGTCGCGTTAAAAATCGCCCCGCCTTCTTGCGAAGGCGGGACTTTCGAGGGGGTAGCGTTATCTCGTCAGACGCTTTTCAATTCGGAGTTTGACTTTCGTCCGCCTGTCGACCCGAAACCCGACGAGGATAACCCTCGTAACGGAACCGTTGTCGGGCATCGCGCGGAAAGCGCGATTGTAACTTTTGGTGATAGTCAAAACCTTCTTGTCGGCGTCGTTAACGCGATAGACAACTTTGAAAAACATTTTAACCTCCCTTGTGGGTAGTGGAAAAAAGTTGTTTCGAAGGCCCCTTGCCCTCGACTCTTTAATTATAGCATCTTTAAAGAATGTTGCAAGCGGCTTTTAGAAAATTTTCCGAAAAAAACTCGAATTTTTTCGCTTAACCGATTGTCGCGTCGCGATTTAGCGTCGCCGAAAGCTCCGATTCTTGTTTTGGTCGTTACAACCGGGCGACGGAGGCTGGAACTATTACAAAATTCCGGTTTTTGGAATGTTTAAACTTTTATTTTTCAAGTATTTAGATATAATATCTGTATGACTGAAAACTCGAAAAAACAAGGCGGAAAAACGCAAGCGAACGCCGTCGCCGTCGCTCCGAAATCGGGCGCGGTCGTTCGACCCGTTCGGCGGCGCTTTTTGCGCTCGACTCGCTACGACGCGACGCGTCCCGAAAGCGACCTCGACCGATTTTGGAGCGGGGCCGACTCGCGGAGCGTCGACGCGTCGCTCGACCCGGAAACGCGGCGCAAACTCCGCGAACGAGCGCGTTACGAAGTCGCGAACAACTGCTACGCGACCGGGCTCGGACTGACGATCGCGAACGCCGTCGTCGGGAGCGGCCCGCGTTTGCAAATTGTCGACGCCGACGACCGAACGCGCCGCGACCGGCAACAAATCGAGTGGGCGTTTTGCGAGTGGTCGGAGGAAATTCGGCTCGCCGAGAAGTTGCGGGCGATGCGGTTCGCGCGTTACCAAGACGGCGAAGCGTTCGCTATCCTCTGCAATAATCCGGGTTTGCCGGGGCGAATCAAGCTCGACGTCGTCCCGCTCGACGCGGAGCGCGTTTGCGCCGATTATTACCGCCCCGACCCGCGCGACGTCGACGGTATCGCGCTCGACGATTTCGGCAACCCCGTTTCCTACCGCGTCGCGACGTCGCACCCCGGCGACCTCGGTTTCGACCCGGATCGTTTCGGGACGTCGCAACGTCGGAGCGCATCCTACTTCAACGACGCCAAGGTTTACGACGCGAAAAACGTCGTCCATTGGTTTCGGCGCGTTACGTCGGAGCAACACCGGGGAGCGCCCGAAATCGCCCCGGCGCTACGCCTTTTCGCGCTTCTGCGGCGGTACACGTTAGCCGTTGTAACGGCGGCGGAAGTCGCGGCGGATTTCGCCGCCGTTATCACCAGCGATGAAATTCCCGGCGGAACGTCGGCGGCGGACGAGGAAGGGGAAGCCGAATCCCTCGCTTGGTTCGAAGAGGTGCCGATCACGCGCGGCGCGATGTTGAAGCTCCCGGAAAACAACGAGGTTTCGCAGTTGAAAGCGGAGCAACCGACGACGACTTACCCCGATTTCAAGCGCGAACTTTTGTCGGAAATCGGTCGGGCGCTTCAAGTTCCGGTCAATCTCGTTTCCGGCGACAGCGCGAAACACAACTACGCGTCCGGACGGCTCGACTGTCAAGAGTTTCATAAAATGATTCGGCTCGACCAGCAGGCGGCCGGAATCGCGGTGATGCGTCCGATTTTTTACGCTTGGTTCGACGAATATGCGGCGCTCGAACGTTCGCAAGGGCGGCAAACGCCGAAACGACCGGTCGTTACGTTCCAATGGGACGGCTTTGAACACGTCGACCCGGTGAAAGAGGCGGACGCGCAGGCGATTCGCTTGCAGTCGATGACGACGACGCTCGCCGACGAATACGCGAAGATGGGCCGCGACTGGGAAGACGCGCTGATACAGCGTAAGCGCGAACTCGATAAAATGCGGGAGTTAGGCTTGACGCCGGAGCAAGTCGCGCCGCCGCCCGCCGACCGAAAAACTCGAAAGAACGACGACGAAGAAGGAGACGACGATGAGTAATAAACCCGACTTAACAGGTTCGAAAGTGCGACTTTACGGCGAACCGTTCGAGTGTAAACAAGTCGAAGGCGACGCCTTGCCGCGCTTCGAAATCGTCGCGTACACCGGCGCCGTGATGGAAGTCGGCGGATACGGAAAGGTTATTGTCGACCTCGCCGGGATTTCGTTCGCAAGCCCTAAAATTCCCATCGTTTACGGCCATATCGTCAAGTGCGGAATCGGGCACGTCGAGAAGAGCGAAATTCGCGACGGGAAGCTCGTTTTGGAAGGCGTCGTTTCGCGCCAAACCGAGTACGCTAAGGATTTTACGTCGAGCGCGAAGAACGGTTTCCCTTGGCAAGCGTCCATCGGCGGAACGCCGCTCGAAGTCGAGTTCCTGAACGACGACGCGACCGCCGTCGTGAACGGTCGAACGGTCGACGCGAGCGTTACTATCATACGCAAAATCAGTCTTTACGAAACTTCCGTCGTGGAGTTCGGCGCGGACGGCGCGACTTCCTCGACTATCAAATGTTCGATTATCAACCCGCAAGGAGGAAACGATAATATGTCGAGTATTACCGATACCCAAACGCCGATTCCGCAACCGCAAACCCCTGTCGAACCGCCGGTTAACGAGCCGACTCCGACGCCGGACGGAGCCGTCGACTTTGGCGCTATGCGACGTCGACACGCCGCCGAATACCGCCGAGTCGCGGCGATTCAAAAGCGCGGCGCCGATATGAGTCCGGAAATCGTCGCGCAAGCCATCGAGGAAGGGTGGAGCGAAGAGAAATTCGACGTCGAGTGTTTGCGCACGGAAGTCGAGCGACTTCGCGCGAACCGCCCGACGGCGCCGCCGCTCCATTACGCGCAACCGGCGAGCGTTTCGAACGACGCGCTCGTCGCGATCGGGCTCCGCGCTTGCGGGCTTCCGGTCGACGAGAACCGCTTCGCGGAAAAGGACTTGGAAGCCGCCGACAAATACCGCGACGCGTCGTTGACGGAATTTTGCGAACTCGCGTGCGGGCGCGGACTGCCGCGATTCAAGCGCGACAATCGCGGTTGGCTCGAAGCGGCGTTCTCGACGACGAACCTTAATTACGTTTTGTCGCGAACGGCGAACGCCGCGCTTCTCGCCGGGTTCGAATACGTCGAATCCGATTGGCGCAAAGCGTTCAAAGTCGGTTCCGTTTCGGACTTTAAGCCGCACGAACGTTACCGGATGAACTCGTCCTTCAAGTTCAAGAAGTTGACGGACGGCGGGCGGTTCGAACACGGCGAAGTTTCGGACGAAAAGTACTCCGTCCAAGCGGACACCGAAGGGATTATGTTCGCGCTGACTCGTAAGATGTTGATAAACGACGACTTGGGCGCGTTGACGCAAATGCCGAAGGAAATCGGGATGGGCGCCGCCGACGCGATCAACGAAGCGTGTTGGAGTCTTTTCCTGAATCCACCGAGAACGGTCGATAACAACGACTTCTTTAGCGCGGCGAATAAAAACCTGCTAACCGGCGCGACGACGGCGCTTACGCTCGACTCGTTGAGCAAGGCGCGAACGGCGTTCGGGAAGCAACTCAAGAAAAACGGAACGCCGCTCGGTTTGCGTCCGTCGATTTTGCTCGTGCCGCCGGAACTGGAAGACCAAGCGTTGATGTTGACGAAGGCGACGCAATTTAACAACGGCGCCGACGGTATGACGCCCGCGAACTACAACCCGCAAGCCGGGCGATTCCAAGTCGTTACGTCGAGCTATTTGAGCGCGACGGCGATGAACGGGTCGAGCTTGACGGCGTGGTATTTGCTCGTCGACCCGAACCGTCTCGCGGCGTTCGAAACGTCGTTCCTCAACGGCAAGGACAAACCGACGGTCGAGCGCGCCGACGCGGACTTCGACACGCTCGGGATTCAGTTCCGAGGTTACATCGACTTCGGCGTTTCGGCGCAAGACTACCGCGCCGCGCTGAAAGTTACGGGCGCTTAACAAACGGTTCAACGTAAGGAGATACGACGATGAAAATTGCGAAACGAGTTCAAAATTACGGTTCGATTAATTACGACAACGAGGGCGCCGAAACGATCCCGGCGGGCGGGATCGTCGTCGACGGCGAGCTTGTCGGGTGCGCCGTCCGTCCGATCGAGCCGGGCGCGACCGGCGCGCTCGAAGTCGACGGGAATTGGCGCTTCCCTAAAGCTAGCGGCGAAACGTTTTCCGTCGGCGCGGCGTGTTATTGGGACGCGACGAACGAGGCCGTTACGTCGACGACTTCCGGAACGCTACTCGGCGTTTGCGTCGAGTCCGCCGCGTCGGACGACGAGTCGATTCTCGTCGCTCTGAATTACCGCGTATGAGCGTAACCCGTGAAATATATAGCGCTTACAGATTATTCGGCTGAAGCCCCCCCCCCGAAAAATTTCCGTTAGGGGACGCGACAAACGCGTCGGGGTTTTCGCCGAGGAAACGCAAGTCGACGTAACGCTCGACTTAGAGGCCGCCGGTATCGTCGAATATCCGGACGGCTCGATGATACCGACCGCGCTAAGCGCCGCCGTTCCGCTCTTTAAGGGAGCGACGGACGTCGCGCTCGTCGCCGCTTTATCGTAACGAAAGGAACGCAAATGACCGCCGACATTACGTTTGGGTCGACCGCGACCGTTTACGCGCCGCAGTCGGTCGTCGACGCGCTCGCGTCCGCGCTTAGCGCCTTCGGTTCGGGCGGCTCCAACTCCGGCGATTCCGGGACTTCCGGCGCGGACGACTCGTTCGCCGCGTCGGTCGCGATGGGCGTTCCGGGCTTCGTACCGCCGATTTTCGGAGGGAACTAACGTAATGCTCGACAATATGATGCGACGCGGCGCCGAGTTCGTCGCGGGAACGCTTCACCGCGTCGGCGCGGTCGTCGTCCGGATCGAGCGCGACGGCGAAACGCTGTTGGAAACGAGCGGCGTTTTGTCGCAACCGACCGCCGAAGATTTCGGCGTCGCGGAACGTCGCGCCGAACGCCGTTTGGTCGACGTATTGTTGCGCGGCGACTGCGGTTACGTTCCGAAAGCCGACGATAAATTTTGGATTTCGACCGGGCCGTTTTCGAACGTTCGCGAACCGTACCGCGTCGCGCCGCTCGGCGACGAAGTCTTCCGGTTCGACGACCCTTACGAAATTTCGATGCGCGTTCACGCGCAGAAGGAGCCTCGCTAATGTCTTACATTATGGACTTTGCGCAAAGCGTCGCGAAGATTGTCAACGACGCGAAATTGACCGATTCCGTCGCTCGCGTCGGTCTTCCGAAAATCGACGCGTCCCGAGAAAAGGAGTTGTTAATCACTGTCGTGCCGACCGTTGTCGACGCGAAAAGCGTTTCGAACGACCCGACCTTTTCGGAAGCGTTCGAAGCGCAAGTCTGGTTCCAGCAATACGTTGGGACGACCGACTTGTCGAAGCTCGAACCCCTTTTCGACTTGGTGGAGAACGTTCGCCGCGCGCTCGCCGTGTCGCGACCTTTTGTAACGTCCGGGATTTTCGCCGAAACGATTAGCGTCGAAACGACGCCGTTCGAGGCCTACGACCTGCAAAAAGCGGCGGTTTTCACGAGCGTCGTAACGTTGCGCTCGTTCGTCCCGGCGCTTCATTATCGACAAACCGACCAACTTTAAACGATAACGTTAAAGGAGATAGAACGATGAAAAACTGGAAAATTCTTTTCGCTCTCGCCGTCGTTTTCAGCTTGACCGCGACCGCCGCTTTCGCCTCCGAACCGCAAGCCTGCGCCCCGGTTTACGAGCCGTCGCCGTGCGAACCGGTCGCCGACGTCGGGCCGTGCGAGCCGGTTTACGCGCCGGTCTGCGGCCCGGTCGGGGAGAGCGTCGCCGCTCAAACGATCGTCGTCGTGCAAGCGCAAGCGCCGCGTCCGCCGAAGTTTGCTAAGCGCGAAGTCGTTAGAAATTTGGAAGTTGCGCGAACTCGCCGCGTCTTGCTCAACGAGCGTAAAATCGAGCGACGCCGCGTCGAGAAAGTTCGCGTCCGGAGCGGCGGCGGCGACGTTCGCGGCGATTCCGGTTGCGCGTCCGTCGGTTGTAAAGTCGGATTTTAATTGAGTTTGCAAGGGGCGCCGTCGGAGACGGGGACGCTCCTTTTTCCCTTTGCCTTGACGCGAAAGGTTTTGACGATGACGATGAAGAAAATGAAACGTTTGACGTTAGTGGCGCTCGCAACGTTGGTCGCGTTCGTTCCGATTTCCGCGTTCGGTTCGGAAATTACGTTTCGGCGCGGGTTTACGTGGGAGGACGCGCACGCGGCGACCTTCCGCGTCGAGGTGAACGGAGCGCGTGGCACCGCCGTTTTTATCGGTTGCCCGAAAGACCGCCCCGACGTCGCCGTTTTTTTGACGAATTATCACGTTGTTACAAAAAATAACGAAGCGAACCTTACGTCGTGGGGCGACCATCTGCAACGTTCGATTCGCGGCAAGGTCGTCTGGCGGGCGTACGACATTAATAGACCGTGGGACTTCGCGACGCTCGAAGCGGACGCGGCGACTCTAAAGCGCGAAATTGACCCGCCTTACATTCAGATTGCCGGGCCGGGCGTCAAGCCGGGACGCGGCGCGAAAATCCTCTCGGCGGGGTGTCCGGACGGGCGGTTCGCGCAATCGTGGGGCGGCTCTATCGTCGATTATTACGACGAGAAAACGGCGGTTTTCACGCCGCCGCCGGTTCCCGGTCAGTCCGGAAGCGGGATTTTCGAGGTGATCGACGGCGAGCTATATCAAGTCGGCGTTCTCACCTGGCTTTTCGGCGAGAAGGGGCGCGACGACTCGACCGGCGGCGCGATTCCGATATCGAACCTGTACGACGCCGCGCGGGGCGTTTCGCCCGCCGGGGTTACAAGCGAGCCCGCCGTTCCGGAAAACGCGACCGAGTGCGACGTTTCGCTAACCTCCGTGAAAACGACGGTTCCGGTTGTTTTTGCCGCCGAAAAATCGGGGTGCAAGGTCGACGCGGTCGCCGTCGCGCGGGCCGCGAACGCGACGAGTTGCTTCTTCTTTTTCAAGAATAACTGCCCGGCTTGCGACCGCGTAAGGCCCGAGCTGTTGCGACTTGCGAAGGAAGGTTATCGGTTCGACTGGTACAACACCGACACGCCGGTCGGGAACGGCGTCGCGGCGACGTTCGGCGTTTTTCAAGTTCCGGCCGCGATTTTGGTTCGGATTACGCCGAACGCAAGCGCCCAAAACGAGAAGATTTGCGAAATTCCGCTCGACAAGACGCCGTATTTTGCGGCCCGCGCCGCGTTCGAGCAAGAGTTTATCGCGCTTTCCGAACGCTTTACCTCTTGCCCCGTCGAGCCGGTCGCGCTGAAAGGCAACGCTTGCGCGTCGGTCGTTTACGGCGACGGCGACGACGCGGCGTCGTTCAAAATCGACGCGAACGCGAACGCCGATTTCGAAATCGTCGACCTCGACGAACCGGCGCCGACGGGGATTCCGGCGCAACTCGACGAACCGCAAAAGACGTCGGAAAACGCGCCGAATTTGCAAGAAAACGACTCGAAAACGCCCGATTCGACGCAAAAGACGCAAGAAAACGCGCCGGAAACGCAAAAAGATGCGGAACCGGTCGACGAAAAAACGGTCGAAACGCCGTCGGACGACGCCGAGTCGCCGGACGAAAAAACGGACGACGCGGAACCGGTCGACAATAAGTCGCAAGAAGACGCTCCGGAAGCGGACGACGCCGCGTCGAACGAACGCGCGGAAACGAGCGTCCGGACGGCGGAACCGGTCGACGACCAAAAAACGCAAAACGAAGAACCGGAAGATTTTAGAAATCGCGAACCGGTTTGGGAGCGGCTCGACCCGCGCGAAACGGGGATACTCGACGACGCGACCGAACGCTGGAACAATCGCGGGAAACGCGACGAAACGCCGTCGGACGACGCCGAGTCGCCGGAAGAGAACGCGCAAGCGGGCGGACTCGGTTCGCGGGCGTTCGACCGTATCGCCGAACGCGTCGAAAAGTCTGTCGACGCGAAACTTGCGGACGCGAAGGCGGAGATTGCGACGGCTTGGCGCGAAAAAGGCGTTCCGGCGACGCGACGTCTCGCGCTTTATTTGACGTTTGCGTTTCTCGGCGCGGTCGTCGTCGGGAACTTGCTGACGACGTTCGTTAAGCGTTGTTTCAGCTGGATTTGGCTTCTGCCCGGATTCTTGCGGCGCCTTGCCGAAGCGTCGAAAGCGGCGGTCGAAGCGGGGCGCGACGCGTTCGACGACGAAGACGACGCCGCGTCGACCGAACCAAAAGCGGCGCCGAAAAAAGCGTCGACGACGAAAAAAGGAGGTAAAAAGAAATGAAAGAAGTCCTTGAATGCGTTAAACTTATCGTTCAAATCGCGCTCGTCGCGTTCGTCTTTTTCGCCGTTTGGAAAGGCGACGCCGACCGCTCCGACTTGATTCGCGAATACGGCGCCGCGATGCGCTTCGTCGCGGAAAACGACCCGGCTTTCGACGTCGAATCGGTCGACGACGGCCCGCTTCCGGTCGCGGCGGAAGACGCGTCGCAAGTCGAAGAGCAATAAACGGTTAAGGAGGGCGCGAAATGTCGGGAAAACATAGGCGGCAAAACGTTTGGGTCTTTTTCGAGACGGAGCGGATTAACAAGTTGGCGGACGACGCGGTCGAAAAGAGGCTCCTAAAGTTCGGCGCGTTCGTGCGTTCCGACGCGCGGCGCTCGATTCGCAAGGAGCCGAAAGGGACGCGTCGCGAACGGAACTCGAAACCGGGGGCGCCGCCGTTTTCGCACACCGGCAACCTGCGCGAAAACATCTTTTTCGGGCTTGACAAGCGCGAAAATTCGGTCGTGATCGGGCCGCACAAGAACCGTTCCGGCTACGCTCCGGAAGCGCTCGAATACGGCGGACGCGCGACGATAAACGGTTTTGTGCCTAAAACTTACAGAATCGGCGACACGGGCCCGATCGGGCGCGACGCGAACGGGCGAATCGTAAGAATCAAGCTAAAAACCGCCGAAATGGTCGCCCGCGCGAACCGGTTCGCGATCGAACGCAACGACGCGGCGATTTCGCGAACGGTCAAAATCGAAGCGCGCCCGTATATGTCCCCGGCGTTCGAGCGCAATTTGCCGCACGCCCCACAGTTGTTCCGCAACTCTCTTAAATAAATAACTTGGAGGTTGAATTATGAGTACTTCGCCTATCGCCCCGATTCAAGTGCGCAACCCGCTGGGGCATAACGCCCGCGCTTTCGTCGTTTCCGGTTCGACCAAAACGAAAGTCCCTTGCGTTCAATCGGTTTCGATTACGCGACAAGCCGAAACGGTCGACTTGACGACGTGGGATAGCGGCGGCTGGAAGAAAAACGTGCCCGGCACGAAGTCGATGACCGTCGAGATGACGATTCTTAAAGTCGAAGGCGACGCGATTCAACGGTATTTTTACGACGCGTGGCGGGCCGACGCGCCGTCGACCATCGCTTGCGAATTTATTTCGAGCGAAAACGGCGAAGGCGCGAACGGCCTTTGGTGCGTTACGAATATCGGCGACGAGTTCGCGACGAACGAAGGGATTGCGGTGAAAATTTCGCTTGAAAGCTACGGCGAAATCGAAGAGGTCGAAGCGGGCGCGGCGCCCGCGTCTTACGAAGGTTAATCGTTTAAGCAAAGGGTTTAACGATGCGATATTTTCACGATAAAGACCATAATCGCTGGGCGCTCGAGTTGAATCTCGGCGCCGCGAAACGTGTTTACGACGCGCTCGGCGTCGACCTGTTGAACCCGGCGTTCGTTTGCGACAACGGGCAAACAGTCTCGGCGCGACTATGTTACGACGACCTTTTGCTCGGTCGCGTCCTCCTCGAAATGATCGCGCCGCAAGCGGAAGCGGTTCGCGTTTCGCGGGCGGAACTCGAAGCAAACTTCGACGCAAAAACGCTTTGCGACGCGGAGACCGCGTTCTTCGCCGAGTGGCGCGATTTTTTTACGCAACGTGGCAAGACGTGGGCTTCGAAAGCCGTCGAACTCGATTACGCCGACAAAGAACGCGGCGAAAAGGCGGCGCTCGAAAAAGTGCAAACCCTCGAAGCCGAACGACTTGGCGCGACGTCGTCCGACTCGCCGGACGTGCCGGAGTCCCCAATTTCCGCGACCTAACCCTTGCCGAGTTGGCCGATTACGCGCTCGCCGCGAGCGACCGACGCAACGAGTCGACGGCCCTGATTTGCACGGTCGTTTACAATATGCATAAGTCGAACGACGCCAAAGCGAAAACGGTCGAGGACTTTTTGCCCGTCGAGGCGGACGAGTGAACGAGAGCGACGCCGCGCGGCGTCGCTTTTTTATTTCGTTAAATTTAAGGAGTTATTGCAATGGCGAACGTCGGAGGAATTCGGGCCGGTCGCGCTTACGTCGAGCTTTACGCCGACGCGTCGAAACTTCATCGGTCGTTAAAGGCCGCCGAAAGTCGACTTAAATCGTTCGGCGACTCGGCGTCGAGTATCGGAGCGCAGTTTATGGGACTCGGCGTCGCGGCGTCCCTTCCTATCGCGGCGGCGGTTCGCGGGTTCGCGGCGTTCGACGACCAAATGCGGGCCGTTCAAGCGGTTAGCGGCTCGACCGCCGAAGAGTTCGCGATGTTGACCGAGCGCGCTAAAGAGCTTGGTCGCACGACTTCCTTCACGGCGGCGGAGGTCGCGAACGCGATGGCGGAACTCGGTCGCGCGGGTTTCAAGGCGCCGCAAATCGACGCGGCGATCGATTCGGTGATGAACCTGTCGCGGGCGACGCAAACGGAGATTCCGCTCGCGACGGAAATCGCCGGGAACGCGTTGCGAGCGTTCAACTTAGACGCGTCCGAAATGGAACGCGTCTGCGACGTGATGACCGCGACGGCGAATAACTCGTCGCAAACGCTCGAAGACCTCGGCGAAGCGTTCAAGTTCGTCGCGCCGATCGCCGCCGACGCCGGGCTCTCCATCGAAGACGCGTCGAAAATCGTCGGGACGCTCGCGAACTTCGGCATTAAAGGAAGTCTTGCGGGAACCGCGTTTAAGAATATTCAGCTGAAGATGGCCGACCCCGACATTCAAAAGCGCTACAAGGAACTCGGAATCGACGTCGTCGACGCCGCCGACGGTTCGCTTCGCAATATGGCGGACGTGTTGCGCGACCTCGGCGCCGCGACCGCCTCGATGCCAAACGCCGAGAAGCTCGCGACTTACAAAGACCTTTTCTCGATGTACGGTCTTTCCGGAGGGATTAAACTGACCTCCGCGAACTTTACGGAGATGTACGACGCCATCGATAACGCGCAAGGCGTCGCGGCGGAAACGGCGGCGACGATGGACTCCGGAATCGGCGGTTCGTTCCGGAGTCTCGAAAGCGCGGTCGAGGGCGTCGCGCACGCTATCGGCGAAGCG